ATCATAGCCTCTTCCTCTTCCTCAAGAACTTCCTCTTCTTCCTCAAGAACTTCCTCTTCTTCCTCAAGAACTTCCTCTTCTTCCTCAAGAACTTCCTCTTCTTCCTCAAGAACTTCCTCTGCGGCCTCTACCCATGCAGGCTTCTCTTCGACCTCTTCAGGCTCAGGCTCCACTTCTGGCTCAGGCTTAGGCTTGAAATCCTCAATCTTCTCTGTATCGAGAGGCACGATAGGGTCTTCGAGAGTAAATCGGTCAAGCCTCTTTGAGACCATCTCATCGACGCTTTCTCTCGTGCCTACAAAGAGCATCATAGTTTGAAGAGGCACCTTCTTTCCATAGTGTTCTAAATGCTCATTACATCTATCAAGCAGCCAATAGACATACTCCTCATGAGTATGACGATTGTAGTATTGCACTCTTTCCAAATCTGACGGCATCATAGTAATCACGCGTGTAGTATCGTATCCTTGCTAATGACCTTGAAGGTCTTAGGCAATATCTTGAGTGCAGAGCGTATTGGCCCCTTATCCTCTGGAATAGGAAGCGGTGCCTCCGTAATGAAATAGTCATCAATTAGTATGTCGATAGATTCTCTGTCTGCCCCAGTGCCCTGTTTGACGAAAGACAGTCGTATCATGTCTGCATCTGTTTGAGCAGTCTCATCAGTATCGTCGAAATGGTCTACTGCTCTCCTTACCTTATGGTAGAAAAGAGGGTCATCCACGATAATCTCCATCTCAAGGTCATACTCAGTCTTACCTTCCACAGCGAGTTTAGGGTTTCTTGTTCCAGCATGAGGCACTTGGTCTGTCGCCGCATCTGCTATGTTTGCTCCGCTGATAGTGTAGAATTGCTCAACTCCAGTCTTACCGTTTAAAGTGAAAGATACTACCTGCCCTAATGTGGTTCCTGCTACGCTTATCGAACCGTTGTAGAACATAAACGGCTTCTGCGTACCCTTCTCGATACCTGCCTTCTTCCGTTCAACTTCAGTATTAGCGGTGTCCTCAAAGAGCCTGTGCGTATCGTATCTGTCTCCTTTTGTGCTTTCTAAGCGCCCTGTATCGGTATAACAAAGAGCAGAATCGAAGTTTGTAGTGAGTCTTAGAGCAGCATCTGTATCAGCGGTCAAACTGAAGTCCTTGACCTTACAACCACGGAAAACACGCGTAAGTTGCTTAGAATCGCCACTTCCACCATCTGTAGTTCCCTCATTGCTATCGGCATCGCGCCTTCTGATACTCACTTCCATTGAGAAAGATGGTATTGTGCTTCGAGAGAAGAAGAGATGCTCGACGGGTTGAGTTAGGTTGCCAGTGCTACTGTCTCTGTGAGGACTGCCGAAAGTTGAGTCTGTTTGATACTTAGCGAACTTCACGACTAAATCATTTGCATGGGCATACAATAGAGAGTCGTCCAACCAGACTGAATACTCTGCCCCATTTCGTTGCACAGCCGCTATCCTTCTAACCTCAGTTTTGAGAGCCTTATCGAATATCTGTGCGGCTCCTACATTGGGCCAAGCGTCGTCTTTCTTGTCTACACTGGTGCCCACGCCAGTATCTCTGTATGTTTGAACATCAACCATCTCTGTCGAAGAGTCAAGAATGATGTAATCACCCGGAGCGAGTTGCACGCTATTTATCGTAGGCCAACTACTGTTTCCATCAAACATCAAGAAATTATCGCCTGCACTAACTGAACCAAGAAGACTGTATGTGTTACCGCCAGTCTCCTTTGTGTTAGCATGTAATTTTACTACCTCTTGACCGAGGCAGTAGTTAAACCATCTACCATTGTGAATGTTGCACTCGAAAGAGCCTCCTTGATTGAGGTATCTACCCGGAACTTGCACTGCTACATCACGACCAAGGCCAACAACATGATAACGCTTGAGGTCAACTTTAGTCTCTGGTAGGGCTATGGTGCTGACCAGTCCAACGAATTGGTCAGTCAGAACACGCTCCACAGATTCATTGGCAGCATCATTATGAATCATACTGACATCTATTGTCGGCGTAGTGAAGGAGTGAATATACATGGTATCTCCAGTCTTTGAGTCTTTGTCGGCAGTAGTATGGTCAGATTTCAACGCAGGAGTGACTGTAATCTCAGTCTTGTTGTTATTTTGGCTGTTCGTATCATTTGCGACTTCCTGCTTGATGATGGTATATGTCCTACCAGTTACAGAATAATCATCATCAGTGCTCCAATTAGGACTGGTTGAGGCTATTGAGAAGGTCACTTTACTACCCACAAGCATCCCATTGGGATAACGAAGGATTCCGTTATGCACTGGAGTATTCGACGCACCGCTATCAAAGACAATCACACTGGTATCCTTAGTGAGATTCTGATGTGGCGCATTAGCGGGTGCAGGGTCATTCGGGTCAAAAGATGCTGTGAACTTGAAATTAGACCCCGCATAACCATGTTTCAAAGTCAAGCCAGACTCGTGACCGAAGGTCACTTCTGTTAAATCACCCTTGTAGACTGTGGACGGCATGGCTCTCTCTCACCTCATGGGATTGGCTCTGCAAAGATAACTACTTCTATCTGGAAGGTCATTCTGAACAATTTCTTGCTCCTATCGGACAAATCCGTGCGTGTTTTGTATACTAACCTATCGAAATTGACGCCATCGCCCTTTCTCTTCAAGTGAATACACCTTCTCAACTCGTTTTCCATCTCCTTAAGTTGCCTACGATTTCTCGTAGTCCGCATATCCACCGTGATATTGATTCTGGTTGTGACAAAATCGTAGAGCATCTCAGGTAGTTCTTCGTTATGTGCCGTCTCGAAAACGAGAATATAGTCCGACCTATCAAGGTCAAGACGCTTACCTCGCTCAGGCGTCACATCGGCTATATCAATGATAATAGGCTTGTAGTTGCTCGTATTTGCCCTATTCCAATTGTCCTTGAGGACATCCAAAATGACATCTATTCCTTCTTTGAAGGTGGCAACCATTTCTTCTTCCTCCTTGCTTTATCATGAGCGTCCCAATCTGGTAATACTGAATTACCATTGAACTTAAGTTTCTGCTCAGTCAATATGGGCGATTCAGTTAGCATACGCCTATCCACAATATCAGGATTCTCCTCTTGAGACTTCACTAAATCGTGATACTGCGTAGAACCTTCTATAACGCCCTTACGTAGTTCCGCTTGAGTCTCTGCTTGAGTGAACTCCTTCTCAATCGCTTCTTTCCACTCATTGTAGACCATTTTTTCGGTATCATCACCCAAAGACAACCACCTCAATGTATCGCGTGAAGACCCGGTCTACATCTGCTCGATAGAGTTGAATCTTAGATGCCAAGTCCACATTCTGTGTTCCTTCCGGTATGAGAACGCTACGGTCATCATTCATCAGTAAATCAATTGCTACCAACTTAGTGCAGATATCCTCTATGCCTTTATCCACATAGCGCTCACCATAGATGTAAGATGTCTTGATTGCATTCCACTCAAAGAATGGATATGAGTTGTTGAAGTATATGATGCCCATCTCGTGGTCGAGCCACCAGTCTCTCAGTCTGCCTTTGTCTCCACTGGTGCTTCCACCTTGAAGGTCTATCTGGAATTGATGTTGAGTCAGAATCCCCGCTATATCAGAAAGAGCAGACCCTACTACAATTACACATCCGGTGAAGGCCGTAGCAGTTTTCCCTGTATAACGAAAGACGTCACCGCTCGCATCGACGACAACACCCGTTTCTGCAAATCCACTTGTAGTATCTACGTTAATAGTTGTAGAAGAGAGATTACTGAATGTAGCCGTTGAACTGCTGGTCTGACTAATATCTATGTCGCTATCAGTGGCAACGATTGTGCAACTCTCTCCTCCCTTTGTATCTCTCATGCTGGTTATCTTGACGATGCCTGTCCCATAATCGGAATTAGCCGAAGCAAGAAACTCATTGTGAACTGCGACATTAGCCGTATTACCCTCAAGAATAAATGTAGGCGCAAAATCCACTACGGTCTTTCCTACTCTGTCTTCTTTATTGATTAGGTCAGCCAGATTCTGAGCAGAAGTTGCCTTATCGAAGTCTGCTCGCCAATTCGCAGTGCTACTGCCGATTGAGAGGACACCGACGCTCCCATTGCCGGGTGAAACGACTATGGAACCGGAGAGGTCTCGCACATTGTCTGGCAGTGTGATTCTTGCCTCTGCTGCACCTATCTCTCGGTAGTCATCTCCTTGCCACAACTCCAATCGAAGTATCTGCTGAACGTTTCTGAAGAGAAGTGGAGAAGTGCCGACGTAGTCAGTATAGTATCGACGACGATATGGCTTGTAAGTATCGAAGTTGATGTATTCCGCATTAACAAGATACGGTCTCCATGCATTGTGAGTTCTGTTGTCTATGTGGTCCTGCATACGAAGAATGACTTCCTCAACCTTAGCCTTAGTTAATCCACGAGTTCTTCCATTGGTGAATGATGCCAGATTTTGCACATATGTATCGTCTACCGCTTGGTAATCCGAAGTTGAGAATGACCCTGTAAAGTATAGGGCTACTCCATTGGTCCCTCCTTCGGCAATAGATGTAATTGTCTTCTCTATTCCCAATGCTTGCGCATCGCTGTAAATGAGAATTGTATCGCCTACTGAAAATCCGATATTTCTGTAATCGGCGCCCGTCACATATACTCTATCAGACTCAGAGTCAGCACTGACTGCGACAGCATCTTGCGGCCCCATATCGAGTAGGTCTGCAACTTTCTGTGCTGTGGTGTAGACGACTGCTGTGGGGTCAAGAGGTCTTGTCTCTCCTTCACCGGGGCTGAATACTTGTGGCATTTCAATCTCTCTCTTACGAGTTCTCTTCGGCTAATTCACTATACCCACAGTATATCCAAGCCTTGTCGAATGCTGTCATTTCAGTAACCCCCGCCACATGATACACATTCACTCTTACCGCAATATGACCAACCTTCTTCATGGGAATTATCTTCACAATTGATTTTTTTGCCCTTCAGAGAAAGTGCTCTCCTTGCTTCATCGTTTTGAGCATTGATTCTCGCTATTGCTTCAGGAGTCCATGAAGGGTCCATAGGTGGTGCTGATTGTTGTGACAAAGCCGCTTGTCTTTTCAGATAATCCAAAGAGGGATTCGTATGCGGCGCTTGGAGCCGGTGCCGGTAATCATATCTTGGGTCATCTCTTTTAGGAAAGGCAAACGGACTACCATCTCGTACTTTAGCAGAATCCTTGAGTAATTGGAATACAATATCCATTGGGTCAAACTCATTCATAGCCTCGCCTCCTCATTACGAGGGTCAGGCATACCGCGAGCCATTGCTAACTCACGAGCCATGTCTTCTAATCTACTTCTTTGTCTTTGAATAGGAGTTAAGCCGTCAGGATGGTCCAAAAATTGCTCCGGTTCATATTCTTGAAGAAGATTTTTGAAATTATCTTGAGTTTCTTGTTCACCTCTTTTTCTTGTTTCTTCCTCTTCTTCCAGTTTTCTTCGTGTAGATGGGTCATTCTCAGCCATATACTGGTCAATATCGTTTCCATGCTTTTTCGGGTCATATTGGTTAATAATATCTTGAGTTGAGTTGCGTCTTGGAGTATCGTCATACGCTACATCTTCTCCCTCAGTTCCCCACGCTCCTCGTTTTTTACCCGGATACCATTTTTCATGTAGTCCTTGAGAACCATCAATTATGGAATGAGTCCAATCCAATAAACTATCCCCTTTGTAATTTGGGGCTGCCTCTGAATTAATTCTTAAATTAGGACGTTTATCACCCCAATCTGGATGATTAGACCACTCTCTTGATAACATACCCTCAATTGCAGGATTGACTGTTCCCATTCTACTAATTCTCCTATTTTGGTTCATCATTTTAGGAGGTGTTGAATCTTCTATAAACATCTGTTGTTCGGGGAGTCCCTTCAAGATGGTCCATGCTAAGTCAAACTCATTCATAACCTCGCCTCCTCATTACGGCTTCCGAGGTTATATTTCATAGGCCTTTCGCAAGCGCCACAAGTAGCCCTCCATAGAAAGTGAAGCATACCACAGTGAGCACAGCGTGTGCCAGCACCAATATCGAGTATGTCTGCGATATCAGAGGTTCTCGCCCTCTGCTTCTTAGTGATGCCCTTTAGCGGAGCATCGGTATTGATTTTCTGGTTGTCGTATTTAATGTCTGCACGAACATTTTGCTTGGCTGCTCTGCTGATGTCGTCAATATCAAGTGTTTGTAACTCGAACTTGGACATCCACAAACACCACCTTCATGCATAGTATGTGAGAACAAGAAACACATTTCCAAGAATAATAATTGGCTCAGATGACACTAATGATGACGTAGACGCTGCATCAGTAATCGTAGTATATCCTGCCGCCAATGCTGTTTCTGCCCTAGCCTCATTGGAAAAATCCTTCGGGGCTATCGGGCCGATAACTGCAAACTTTAGTGTTAGATTAGCCATATAGGTCACCGCCTGTTTCAGCGCTTACCCAATGCCCACCACTTACCAGTGTTGCTGGCTACGCAATCTATTGTGAGGGAGCCGGGTGCTGCGTCTGTGACGATGGCAAATGCCCCATCTACGCCTCCACCTGTGACGTCACCGAAAGTGTCGCCTATTACTCCGCAAGCGAGTATCTCTGATAGGCCAGTTACTATTGTGCCTGTTGCTACACTCGCTGCGTTCCAATCTCCAGTAACCATCATTAGGTCACCCATTACGTGTGTTCTTGTGTCTGTTGTGCTACTAAATGCCATTTTTCATCACTCCATTTCCGTTTCGTCTTCTGCTACTGCTTCTTCCACCACTGCTTCTTCCACTACTGCTTCTTCCACTACTGCTTCTTCCACTACTGGTTCTTCGGCTTCAGGTTCCGCCTCGACTACTGGCTCTTCGACAGGGGCCGGACTTAAAGCCTCTTCCACTAAAGAGAGAAGAGAACTCTTGGTCTTGTAACCACCGCTAATTGGTATTCCGTTATTGTCGAGCCAAGCCATAATGTCGGCTTTTCTCCATTCGCTGTCTGGAATGCCATCATTGCCCGCATCTGAATGCGGTGCTTCGTCGCCCTCAATGATATAATCGTCCTTGAGTAACCAATGCCTGTTGTCATCCAACCAAGATTGGGAGACGGTTCTTCTGCTTCCGCGAATCCATTCGCCTATGGATGGGTCGCGTCCAGCACGAGAATACCACTTGCCTGCATATGTTACGGTAGGCATTCACCCACCTCAGTTGTAAAATACCACAAGTTGCCCACTGGTTACAGTTCCAGTTGTAGGTAGTGTGACTACCAGACCGCTAATTGTAGCACCGAGTGTCTGCGCATTCGCGCTTGTGCCGCCAGTTGCTATTGCTGTAAGAACAGAGGTTGCTCCGCCACTTAGTGTGACAGTGGCTCCATTAGTTGTTGAACCAAGTGTAATCAATGCCATCTTGGGGGCCGGGTCGTATCCGGTCGCTCCATCGGAGTTTGATGGATGGAAAGTGCCCGGACCTCCGCCCGGATAACTTACATCTGCTGCTCCGTCAAGCCATTCTGTTGTGTCGTGAGAGCCCGCTCTGAGTTCCCATGCCCCTACAAGGGTTGCCGTTGTGCTACTGCCTGTTACTGTTAATGTATCTGCCATTTTTCTTCATCTCCTGTATATATTCCTGCCTTCTGGCCTCACTTCAAGTCCCTCAGACTTCCTTGTGACCCAAAGAAAGTGGTCCAAATCTCGCCCATTGTTCGGTAGAGTCCTTCTTGACCCAGCCTGTTGATGGCGAAGGGGTCGCCGGTCTCAATTCCCGACTCGAAGTATTGGGTCGGTATTGCTGTGCTAAAGTGCAGGTAATCTGTATCTAAGAAGTAAACGCGACTGATAGAATCCGTCAGCATGTTCTTGGTTGGGATAATTGGGACTCCGTTGTAGGTAGCCACGATAAATCCGGCTTCCATTCCCGGAACACCCTTTACACCGTTGTAGGTGGGGGTGACTCTCTTCTCTTCCATGAACCTTTGCTGGCTCTGCAATAGTTGCTGCAGGCGCATTAGTGTGTCATATCCGGTTAGCATAACCTTGGGGTTACCACCACGGACCCAGAGTTTCTGGAACATCTCGTCAATCAAGTCGAGAGAAAGAACTCTGTCAGTTGAGACATTGCTCACTGCGTTGTTGCTCATCTCAGCGTTCGACCATGAGTTTGCACTCCTGTCGATACTGTATATGTCGAGGTCAGAGTCAGCGCTTAGATTGTCGTGACCATTAACCAGACCAGTTGTGGTAGTTGCGTTGTTGCTGTATGCTGCTGTAACTCGGTCCAAGGACTCGAAGTTGTTAGCAGCAGGTGTGTCGACATCGGTACAAAGCATCTTGTTCACCATCTCAGCGTGATGTTTGCCCATTTCTTCCTTCATGACCGAGCGGATATCTCCGAGGCCATCATCCTTGTCAGCGAGGAAAATCGCTGTCTCGGACATATCAAAGGTGTGTGCGATAGTCTTAGGCTTTGCAGCAACGTGCTGGAAAGTCGGCTTGACTGTCTCAGGTAGTGTTGCGTTCTCTGCAACTCCACCGTGTAGAGTGCCCGAATTGGGGCGACCAGTGATTACGCGCCATCCACTTCGGTCCCAAGGCTTCTTGGGTAGAATACTGAAAGCGTTGAACTCTTGGTTCAGTTGCGACCAGACTTTGCGTCCATAAATTGCTTGGTAAGTTCCACCAGTGGTAGACAGCATTGGGCTGTCTGCCTTGAGTAGTTCACTACCGGAGTAAGAATACCCCATTGCGTTCCCTGCGCCATAGTAATAGCGCTCCATGTCAGTTATTGTTCGTACGTAGTTTCGTGCCATTTTTCTTCATCTCCTATTTTGTATTGTGGATTCTCACTCCGGGCTCAATGTCTTATCGGCCAGTTGATGAACCTCGTCCCAAGACATTAGTGCCAAATCCTCAGTCGAAGGAACCACTATTCCAGTGGCGCTCTCGGACTTCTTGAAATCTTCTCCTGCTTCTGCTGATGTAGTAAGTCCGTCAATGCGCTCTCCAAGTGCCTCGATGGACTTCTGAATAGCCTCAAGTGGGCTGCGTGCATCGAATGCTGCTGCCTCTGCCTTGGCAATCTCGGACTGCCTCTCGTGCGTGTAGCGTGTAGAGAACTGCTCTTCGAGGCTTCCACGTAGTTCGTTCTCAAGGGCTGCAGCCTTGTAAACTTCGTAAGCGGCCTCAATGTCTGAGTCCGTTAGTGAACGAGGGTCGATGAAGTCAGACTTCGCAACCTTGCCACTACCAGTAGTCTTACCGAGTGCGTTAGTTGAAGGCTTGCCACCTTCCTGCACGCGTCCCTTAACCTGTCCAGTTCGCTGGAGGTCGTTAGAGGCCATCTCTTCTGGAGTGGAACCGAGGTTAGCCTTTTCCAGACCATCAAAGTGTGCGCGTGCGGCTCCTGTGTCCACACCGCCACTCTTCAGAGTGTCTTCCATCCAATTCAAGTAATCGGATGTAATGACATCTGAGAACTCATTGGATTTCTCCACTGGCTCCTCAGTTATCTCCGCCGCCTCTTTCTTCTTGTCGTCCTTCTTGTCGTCATCGTCCTTCTTGTCTTCAAGGAAAGCAGGCTTCTCGCCCTTTTCCATACCGTCCAAACGTGATTCCAAGCGCGTTAGAACGTCGCCCAGTTGCTTTGTCATATCGTTTTCGTCGTTTTCTGTTGTCATATTGTTCACTTCCGTATCTTCTTTTAGAATGCTGAATGTTGCTTCGGGGTTGATGCCTTTTTCACAAATCGTTATTTCATGAAGTTCCAGTTTGCTTATTTCTTGGTAGTCGCCTCTTTTTGGGTCTGATTTTCTAACCCTTTTGAACGCTTGACCACCGATACTGAATCCTCTGAGAACGCCTTTTCTAATCTCTGCTGAGACTTCCTTGGCCTTCTCGATGTCGTTACGGAGTTGTACTACTACAAACATCCCGACATCATCGACTTCGCTTTTCCACAACCTCCCTTCATTATCTGTGTAACTTGGTACTACGTCGCCTACTTGTATATTGGAGTGCGCTAATTGAACGTTTCTGTAAGATGGGTTTTCCATGAACTTACGAAATGCGTCCTTTAATGCCTCCTTTGTTATTACGTCGCCTTGCTTGTCTACAACTTCCACGCTTGCGTAGCCAGCGACAATGAGGTCGTTACCACCCTTGAGGATGGCGATTGACTCATCGTCATGTCTGAACAGTTGTTTACTACCGAGCACACTAATCATCTCACGTATTGCTTTACTACTTCAATGCTGCGGGACTATCCCTCAAGGCTTCTTTCTCCCAATTCGTTGGACTGCTCGGCATTTTTCTTCGCTTTCCTTCGTCTACCGGGATAGTCCTCTGGCTTCTCCATATCCTCTGTAGGCCGTTTCCTCATGTCCCAATCCGGTAAAGACTCCTCACTATCCAACTTCGTAGGGCCGCGTGGACTCTCGGTTCCATCGCCCACATCATATCCAAAACCTCTTCCAGCCAAATTGCTGAATCCCTTCTCCATTGCATCTATTGCGCGTTCTATGAGAACGAGCGTCTTGTAAACATCGTTTGGCTTCATTATCAGATTCTTATCTTTCTTTGGTTTGAGTATGCCAGCACTCTCTTCCTCTATCCTCTCCTCATCTATCTCAGGCTCTATCTCGGTTTCTTCCTTTAACATCTCACTTAATGCTATTTTCCAATAAGGCTCAAGACTCTTAGCGAGGCGTAGAGAGTAATCTGAATCAGTAAGACTACCTATTGCTGCTATTGGCTCGATTGCCTCCCCATCTACTATCTCGTATTTCACTAAGTCCTCTGGAAGATGTATAATGAAGTGACTATCATCAATCTCCATAGAGAAAGGTATGTGGAACTCTATGTCCGATTTTGCCAATAGAACCCACTTAGGGTGCTTTTCTTCTCCCTTCATGTATGTGGACTTTGCATCTCTCAAGAGTATCTTGTCAGACTCCTTACTCAACTCCTTCACTGCATTCTCCAAACCAACTTCATCTGTAATTCTAATATCAGACGGGCTGGGTATGTAAACAGGGTCGTAACTATCGAACTGTCCCCTTAACACTTTAATGCGCTCACGCGTAGAGAGGTCGTATACGACATCGTCATCATAGAGTAGAATATCATTAACGTGGAACTCTCCGTCTTGCATTACGCCATCTATTACGTAATCCTTCTTTCCGATTTGTTTGAAAGCATTCCTCATTTTCTCACTCATTGATTGTTTATTGCCACTATCGTCGAATACGGTCACACGATTCTTCTTGCATTGCACTTTGCATCTTTTTCCATCCTTGTGAATTGAGACGACCCATTCACCAGTGAATCCTCTCAATTGCTTCAAATCTTCAATGTCGAATATCCTATGAAGGGGGTCAATGAGCGGAACTTGCTTCGGTAACTCTGCTTTGTCCTTCAACAACAGATTGGAAATATGCATTGGTTCACTGTATCTAACAGATGGAAAATCCGCTGATGGTGGATATCCCGTATCACTGGATGGAGTTTGTTGATTAGATAAGGTCGTTTCTTCAACTGGGTGGCTATCAATCAAAGTTTGTATATGCTCATTGTTATAGTGTGGAAACATCATCTGTAACGTTTGGAATGGTACGGTGTGATAATAGCCCTCAGTAGCATTAGTGCCTACGACGATGTTGTCGTCTTCATCGTGTTCAATTCCTATTTCTGGTGTGACGAGATAACCATCATCCATACCTCCACTGATGTAGTGGTCATGAGGAATAGCCCCTTCTCCGCTATCATGTGATTCGATTGGAACATCGTCATACCATCCTACCGCTTTCTTTCCCTCGAAAGGGTCGAACTTGGCTTGAAGTGTTTCTCCCTGCAATGCCCCTTCATCGAATACGAGAATGCTGTTTGCTATATTCTTCATATCAGTTAAATCTCTCCTATCGCCAGTCTTATCTCTGTGGGAGAACAACAATTCCCTATCCCCCAAAGGCTCGCCTGAAACTTTCTGTTGAGCAATCATTGGATTCTTCCTACTGTAGTTAGGAGAAGATTGGAAGGTTAATCCATAGCCCTTCAATAAGTCAGGTTGAAGATTCACAACATTTCTAATTCCTCTCAATGCAATATGGCCCTTATGGGTTTTGTCCCATGCACTTCGTAAGGCGCGTTGTGTTACTTGGTATTCTGTGCTCTCACGTCCAGTTGCTGCCGAAGTTGGATAACTCTCCTGAAGTTCTTTCATTTTATCGTCTAAAAATGTATGGATATCTTCCCCTTTCAAACTCTTAAATGGAGATGCTGCTGGGATTTTCCTCCCATCCTTATCGAGAACATACTTTCCCCTCTCATCCTTCTCATAATTCGACTGCCAATCTATACCTGCTGTTGCTAATTGGCCGAGAGTAGCAGCAGTAAAATCACCACCGTGTGTCTTCATCATGTGCTTTACATGTTTGCGATGGGGAGTATCGTCTGGCAAACCGAGTTTCTTCAGAATCATATGTATTGACTCATCCCCAATTATCTTGCTTCCGACTTCACCTTGCTGCATCAAAGAAGCCAATCTATATTGCTCATCAGATGAAATCCTCTTTGTTAATATCGGCTCACCATCTTTGTCAAGTATGAGTTCACCATCCGCATCTTTCTTGTATTCTGGAGCATATAATGCGGCTTTTGAGCCAGCAGGCCTAATCCAAGCAGCAGAAGTAGTAAGACCTCCTCCCCCTTTCTTGTAAATACTCCTCATAGCGCCTTGTAGTGTGGCGGCGACATTAGCAAGCGCTTTAGGATTAGACGGATGATATGCAGAAGGATGGGCTTTGAGAACTTCTGGAATTAAGACATCACGAGCATAATTAGTAACAGCCTTTTTGTCGCCTCGCATAACATCCTCGTCCTTATCACGCCAACCGTATGATGTTTGCTTTTGCCTCCCACCGTATGCACCCCTACTGGTTCGTATTATCTCATCCCCGTATACCTTGTTGAACTTCGCCATGAGATTCTCGTATCGTCTCATTATTGGATGGTCTGCAGGCAATTCTTCTGGAGGGTTCCTCGACTTCATCTCATCAAGTATGACATTGAAGTCTTCCAACTCATCCAATAAACCAGCGTCGAGCCTATCTTGGATATTTGAGCCTTTGAAGTGAGGCATCTCCGCTAAGTAATCCATTGAGTCCATATCGGGAGATGCTCGAAAACTTGGGTTATCCTCTAAATCTTTCAAGGTAATATGCATTCTTTCACCGGGATTGCCAAAGGCGTTACGCCTGCCATTGGCGTGGGCTTGTAGACGTGCTAATGCTGCTACTCTTCTTATTCCATAATCTCCCGGCTGCACTCTTCGTGCTAACTCTTCATCGGTCCATCCCTTACGGTTTGATAATATCGGCTCGCCATCTTTGTCAAGCACGAGTTCACCATCCGTATCTTTCTTGTATTTTGAAGGAGGTTCCTTCCATTCTTTTGCTGTATTGGTCATAGTAGCGAAATTATGAGAATTGAAATGATGAGCCATGATACTTCTCGTAGTTAGATTCTTCGTTTCCATTACAAAGTTCTGTGGAGACGGGTTTTCACGCATAAATCGGGCCATAAAGTAAGGACTGCGAGTCGAAAGATATTGTGAACTGTTCGTCTTGATATTTCTTCCGGGGTGTCTTGCAGTTCCTATTCTGTGTAATGCGTGAGTATTTGTATCAGTCGTAGCCATAATACCATGCGCAGTGTCGTGGTAGTTTTGTCCATAAGGAAGGAAATGAGGATGGGCACGTGCCCAGAGTCCCAACGTATTGCTATTAGGAATGATTTTTCCAGACCCCTCTTGTTCTCTGTCCCCTAACTCTGACGATATTCCCTCTCCCTTATCCCAATCAATATCGTCAGCATGAAAATCATGCATCATCTCCACATAAGTTGAAAGTTCTCTTCCAAGCCCTCCTCTATGTGCAAATATGCGCCCGCCTTGTGGGAATCCTAATCCCTTGAGCCTTCCTTCAACATCTAAGTAATGTTCTCGCTCCTCATCAGAAATGTCTTCAGGCTTCGGTCCATGATTAACGATATGCGCTCCCATTGCTGACCTTATCTGTTTTGCACTAAGAGAAAGACCAGATACGCGCTTTAGATTTTTGAGAATGCCTCTCATGATAGACTTGTTAATCAGAGCCTTACTCCCTCTCCCACTGAAGAGAGGGTGACTCTTGTGCCTCTCAGTTAAATCACGATTCCAACCCATTAAATCCAGAAATCCTTCTGTTCCCAAAGCAATGTGACTATTATTTGTGAGTTTTTCGCTCAATGCCTCCTTTGCATCCTTCCCTTCTGATAGAGCACTTTGAATATCTTCTATATCTCTCTCGCTAAACTTCGGAAGATTCTTGGCCTTACCGATAGGTAAGCCACCCGCATCTACCCTATCCTCACCATACTCTAAGAGGCCATCTCCCTCATAGGCCTCTTCGAGTTTTTCCATCACATGCTCTAATGCGGTCTTATCATACATCTTCTTCGGCTCCTTATCCATATCTATCTCCCCAGATGCGTGCCTCGCATACTGGTGCGGCTCGCCCTCATGGATGCCGTCGTCTTTGACGAGCGTATTAGCCAAAGTGCCAGCAATCATGCCTTCGTCTCCATGTATGAATGAATCGTGTGGCTTTTCCTTATGCTCTGGAACATTAGCGCCCGAATGCATTCTGGCACGTTGAAACCAATGCAACTCTCCTTCTTGCCTCTGCTTCTTTGTCTGCTTTATACGAGCCATAAAAAGACGATGCCCATCATCAAGTTCAATATATTGATGTCTTAGGTCTGGGTCATCTGTGCCATGTGTCGCTATATGCTCCATCACAATAGTCCTATCTTCTGGAGAAAGGAACTCCAATCCTCTCATCAAAGTCGAATGCCCCATTCCATGAGCATGGACTTTGGTCATATCTGCTAATGATTCTATTCCCTTCTTATCCCATTCTCCGTATGGGTCTTCTGGTTTGTAAGTAATAGGAGTAACATCGTTACTGAGTAATTTCTCCATCCTATCATTGAAATGCTCCTCTTCCAAGTCCTTGCCTTCTTTGTCCAGCGCCTTGACTCTATCTTTGTGCTTCTCACCATCTTCTTCATTGAAACCTCCCCAATCGCCAGTTCCATTCTTCCATCTCTCGAAGTCTCTCAATCGCAATCCATGAAGATGGTTAGTGACTTCACTTTTGTGCCCATCATCTCCACCTAAGAAAGAGAACTTTCCATCGGGTATAGAATCATAGATAGTCTGCGTATCATATTCCTCAGAGCCGTCTCCAATTGCATCTTTCTTCCAATGCGCTCTATGCTTCTTTTCCGCATCTGCTACCTTCTCAGCCCATTTATTCTTACCCAGATAGAACTCTCTAAGCATCTGTTCCCATTCTGGTTTACCAGTATCAGCACGAATCCTCCTTAATGGATGCACTTTTTTATCAAAAGGACTGACGTCAGTATAATTCTCTATTGGTTCGGTTTCGACTCCCGTCTCGACCAGACGCTCTATCCCATCCTTACCTACAATTTTCTCCCTTACAGGTCTCGTTCTCGATGGTAGAACTTCCGGCCAAAGGCCATGCTTCATACTGATAGGTATCTTATTTCTCTCCATAAACTGTGAATGCGTTTCCCCTTTCCTCTTCTCAGTGAATAAGGGAAAATTGAATCTATCGTTATCGCTCTCATCATAGGCCATCTTGACTCGTCCACGCCAAGGATGGCGTGTCCCCATTTCCATATGAAAAGCAGGTCTCCATGATGCGAATGGTTGACTCCGTCCGCCCTCTTCTGCTTTTAGAAAATCGGAACTAAATCCCCGACAGAGTTCGTCTTCTGATGTAGGATGAAACTCTATTTCGTGATTCTCCAGATTTATCGTAGAGATGAGATAATCTCCAACCTCTTGCTCTGGGTCGGTGCCGTCGTATATGGCCTTCAGTAATTCAGAACGATGACGCAGATAGACATCTATTGGGCCTTCTTTCATCCATCATCACCTTATCACCTTATCACCCATTCATCGGACATTGTTCTATGGGTAATCCTTGTTTTCGCCTACACCCCTCGCTGGGAGTAGCACCACATGTTCTACACGACATAGAGTCTATGACGCCTTTGATTACGGCGACTTTGGTCACGCTCATCCCTCGACAAGCCTGTTTACGGTGTCGTGGGTATTCTTCATTGGAGTATTATCAAGATTTACGCTCTCACTGGACGCACCCTTGTTAGCGACATCATCGGAATCAAGAAGTGATTGGTTTGTGTTATAGAAGACATTGTAAGTTTGCCCTCCACTTTCTGCCATGAATTGAACGCCACCCGGCCTCGTATCAAAAGTAGTTTCTGGATGATGAGATGATTTCTGTATCTCTGCCTCATCTATACGCTTTTCAAGTGCAATTGCTTTCATCAATAATTCTTGGACCTCAGACGAGGTTTCTTCATATCTTGGTTTTACCATCAATACATCTCCTTTACTTCTCTATGTTGGTCTGCCATATCGTGTATCTCATCCCAACTCATTTCGTGAATCTCAGTATTGCTAAACTTATCTGGGTCAGAGGAGTCTACCTCTGCCTTGAGAAGTCCGCCAGTCTGCACGTCTGCTCTGAAAGCGTCAACCTCAACGTCTTCCGATAGAGGAGTGTTGAAAGGAACAAAACCTGCTTTACGTAAGAGAACTTTAGGATTATCCATCATTCTCTTGAGAATAAGATTCTCCGCCTTTAGCGTCTGAACCTCATTATCCATACTCTCCATCTTAGAGATGAGAGTATTCATGAGTTTTCCTGCGTCCCCTTCTTCCATTATATCGCCTCAGACTCTTCGACCAAAGGTTCCGCGTACGGGCCTCATAGCCTGCTTTGTTCTTGCTGGAATGATTGTGCCGGGCAATTGGTCGCCCCTCATAGATGGGTCGAAGTTTGCACCAGATTGATTGAACTTCATGACTTGCCATGAGTTATCAGGCACTACTACTTCGTTCTCTCCTTTCTTCACAGCCATAAGAAGGTCGTCTTCAAGAGTGCTCGCATACTTGATTATCTCCATAATGTGCTGTCTTGCGACATCTGCATTACCATCTTCTATTGCTTTCGCAAGTTCTTCGTTGTGGGCTGTCATTTTTCGCGCCATTGGGTGCATTTTGATGAGGTCCATGGTCTTCACTGCCTATTGCGTATGCGCGATGCTATTTGAATTACGCGCCCTTTATTCGTCTTGCGTTTAGTAGAGCACGACTATTATCCTGCGCTAATGAGTTCTGTGGTCCCCTCTGTTGAACTGATGAAACAGGGGAGCCTATACCGAAAGATGTTCGACTTTGTGGCGAGGCTGGTCCTCTTGGCGTTCTTATTCCCATTCCCTCTC